GATGTTTGACGAGTATGCCCATCGCATGAAGCTCTCGTCGGGTCCGGAGATGACCCAGCAGATGACAGAGCATTGCTTGTCGTGCAACGTGGCGCGGGAGGAGATCTCGTCGGAGGGAATTCTCGTCTGCCCCAAGTGTGGATCAGAAGAGTATGCCTTGGTGGTCTCGGACTTTCCGAGTTTCAGGGATCCGCCCAAGGAGCGGAACAATTACGCGTACAAGAAGATCAACCACCTCAACGAGATCCTCAACCAGTTTCAGGCCAAGGAATCCACCATCATTCCCGAGGACGTGATGAACGAGGTCGTCCTGGAACTCAAAAAGCGGCGGATTACGAATGTGGCCGATTTGTCGGAGGAAGACATACGCCAGATCCTGAAGAAGCTTGGACGGTCCAAGTACTACGAGCACCGGACCCATATCCTCAGCCGCCTGAACGGGAATCCACCACCGACGATTACGCCGGAGATTGAAGAGAAAATCCGGGCCATGTTCCAGGAGATTCAGGCGCCGTTTCTGCTGTACTGCCCCGATGACCGCACGAATTTCCTCAGTTACTCGTACATCCTCTACAAGTTCTTTGAACTGCTGGAGCTGGATGAGTACAAGGTCTACTTCCCGTTACTGAAGAGCCGCGACCGTCTGATCGCCCACGACATCATCTGGAAGCGCATCTGTTCCTATCTCAGTTGGGAATACATTCCGTCGACGTGAGTGTGGACTCCAGTTTCGCCTTTGCATTGTCGCGGATCTGTTTCGCCTCGTCAAGTGACTTTCTCCACCCAACGTAGTGCTGCGTGGCGTTGAGCTTCAGTTTGACCAGATAGGATTGCCTGGATTCGTACCAATAAATCCCGTACATCTCTCCGTCGTGACGATGCGTGTTCACTGCATTCTCGGTTTGCGTACACCACCGCAAGTTCTCCAACCGATTATCTGTCTTGATTCGGTTGATATGGTCAACGTATGGCTTCTTTGCCGGATTGGGCAAAAAACACTCAGCGAGCAAACAGTGAAGGTATTTCTTGACATACTGTCCATTCTCCCGCAGTTTAACACTGTAATATCCGTGCGGTTCCAGATACGGCTTCATCTGACGTCCACCATACCCTCTCACGTTTCCCAGACTTGAAACCTGATAGGGTTGTACGGAAACGTCTCTCCAGAGTTCGTCGTCCATTGCTAGAGTTACGATATAGTCCCTAAGCCGGTATTCATCAGCTCGGTGTAGAGACTCGTTCAAGAACGTCCAGTCTGGTCTGAATCTGCGTCAGCATCTCAAGGATAGGCTCAAGATCCGCGACTCTCTGGCAGGCGTGGACCCTCTCGTGCCACTGTTTTCTGTGCTCGAAGGTTTCAATGCTCTTTTTCGTTTGATTCACGATGGTCTCAAGCCTCTTCAATGGATTCGGCTTCTTCTCTGCCGCGAGTTTCGCTTCAAGTCGCTTCTGTTCCTCCAGCGCTGCAAGCTTGAGGCGCATCGCCGCGATGTCTTCGTCAAGGTGAGACATTTTTGAATGGCCTTGGTCGCTGAACGACGAGTCCGTTTTACGAGCTCAACACAACCGTCTCCGGTCCATCTTCGGAGAGGTCATCGTCTTCCCGCTGGAGGAAATAGGTATAGAAGACCTCGCTCCAGACCTTGTCCTTCCACTCGTAGACGCCATCCTTGTTCAGGACGATCATGTCCTTGATGTCTAGCGGCACATCCAGAAGCTTGTGACGCTCGGCGTACTGACGGTTCTTGCGCGATCCGTGGTAGAGGTGAAAGACATCGCCTGGGCACATCGCGATCCGAGGACTGGGGAGTTTCCGATAGGCGGCATAGGACTTCTTCATCGCAAGGGGGAGGGACTTGAAAGTCGCGCGGAACTCCTTGTTCAGCCACTTGGCAGACGACAGCGTATCTCCGCTGCCCGACACGGCCCAATCATAGAAGCCCACCTCGCGATACCACTCGCGACGGAACGCCCAGGCGAAGCCCGGGTGATACTTGAAGTCCCAGTGGGGCCCCTGGATTCCGACAACGGACTCCCGGCGCATCTCCGACTTTGTATACGTGAGGTCCAGCCAGGTGGCGTGCGAAAAGGGGTGAACGACATCGTGGGTGTTCAGAAGCTTGGACGTCTCCGCGTACCACGTGTCATCGGCGAAGACGACGTCGGCATCTAAAAAGACGATCTTCTTGTACTTGCGCGGAATGCGCTGCTCCAGGAGACGGCAGAGACGCTCTTTGTGGAACATGTAGGAGTCTCCTCGGACATGGAAGGCCTTCTTGAGCTCCGGCTCCCGATCGCCAAAGACAAGTTCTAGGGTAAAGACGGGGAGACCCTTGGTCTTGTAGAGATTTTGGACGTAGAGGGCGTTCATCACCATGCGCTTTGAACCGGCCGGGTTGAAAAAGACAAACCCGATGGCCATGTCGCGAGACTGCGAGGCACCCATTATCATGTAGAAAGCATTTCTCTACAAGAATAGAACATGTCTCGGCAGAAGGCTCATTCTGGGTTGATGACTACACTCATTACAACGGGACGACTTGACGACTGGTCGAGGTATAGTACCGGGGGTGCCTACACAGATGCGATTCAAATCGGAGACTACAAAGTTGAAACACAAGAAGACGGAGATGACGTTCGCATCTTGCTCTGGAACCCGAATCGTCCCTGTATTGCGATGGTCGTGAACAAAGAGGACAAGGTCGCATCCATTGACTTGATTGAATACAGACCAGAGTGTACGGTATCTGGACGAATGAAGCGGGGGGATGGGACGCGTGAGATGATTGCGTTTGCTCTGGACCTCCTGCGACAGCGTGGCGCTCACACAGTCCAGCTCATGGATAACTCATCGGTTGTCTGCAATGGGGTGAAGGTACGGCTTGGACTGATGTATTTCTTTAAGTACGGACAGACGTGGTATGAAAAATATTTCGGGTTCAAGCCAGACTCGGCGCATGCCGACCGGTATGCGCGCGCGAAAACCATTCAGAAGACGCTCGGTCTCTCTGAGACACCGTGCGATTCCTTCACGGATGAGGTGCTTGACGACCTCGTGCTCCAAACGAAACTCGTTTTCTTTCCACGAATTGTGTGGGAAAAACAGCTAAGGTAAGCGTCTGGCCAGGCATGGGTCTCCCAAGGCAGACTCCCTCGTGGACGCGAAGGCCCAGCTCAGTGGAAAAGACAAGCCCACACTGCGGGCATTCGTTCATCGGGATCGGCTCCATTTACAAGGTCGAGGCTTCGAACTCGTAAATGAGCTATGTGCGGGCAGGGCAGATCGCAACCGCGATTCGCTTCAAGGAGTATCTCCTCGGACGCGACATCCAGTCCCGGAGGGTCCTCCTAGACTTCTTCATCAAGTGGACCCTTCAGCAGGGCGGGATGCCCGAGATTGTGGCTTGGTTTCGGAGACTGGAGGTCATCAACCCGATCCTGAACACAATGCACTCGGACGTCCACTGGGACGAACTCCTTCTGGCCTTCTCCCACGATAGCGACTTCCTTCAGATGATGGAGATGTTTAGCGATTAGTCGTCGAGATCATACCCATCCGCATCGGTCCTCGCATAACAGTCGGGCGACCAATGTCCCGCTCGACCACAGCGGTAACAGGATCCATAGGTCTTGGGCTTCGGCTTAGGGGCAGTCGTTTCTACGACCCGCTTCTCTCGTGTCGTCACCGTCCGCTCAATCACAGTGACTTTGATTTGCTTCTTCGGGGGCATTTGCTTTGCAGTTGGAGATCGAGATAGTGAAAGTTATTTCCTACGCGAATAGATCCGTTTTCAGCACAAAAACTAAGGCTACATTACACGAGTCCATTCAATACTTACGACCAGTCTGCGACCACCTTCAGGATCCTCTCCCCATACAACTTCACCTTATTGGGACCGAATCCATAAATCGTCCGAAGCTCATCCAGCGTCTTCGGCTTTGTCGCCACAATCCCGTTCAGCATCTTGTTCGTCGCCACACAGTAAAGCGGAATTTCCAACTCATTTGCAGCCTCCCTCCGCTTCTCGCGAAGGGCATTGTAGAGAGCCTCGTCCTTCGGGCTACGCTTAACCGGAAGGGCGGCACTCAACTCGGCCACCGTCTTCTCGAGAGCCTCAATGCGCTTCAAGAGCATCCCCACCTTTCCGTCAGTGTAAGCCGCAGAGTTCTGCATTGCGAAACGTGCGAGTTCGGTCATTCTGTCTGGTGGGTCCTCTCCCTCTTTCCTCGGAGGGAACAGATCCGTTTTCAGCACAAAAACTAAGGCTACATTACACGATTCAATCGACGACTTACATCCCATAGATCCCCTGCGGGAGGGCACCCCTCTCAATCGGGAATCCGAAGGCACGCAGCACTGTGTTGTGCGTGAACCGGTCCTCGTAGAGCTTCTCGATGCGGCGCGGGTTCGCTGCCATGTCAACCACCAGCTTGTACTCCGCCGGGTGTCCTCCCTCGCGCGGGCGGTTGAGTGTCTTCAACACCACCTCTCCCATGATGTCAAAGGACCTCGTGTTCCGGTTCGGACGAACCGCAACGAGAGTTCCGGGTCCCACGAGGCCATCGCGGAGCCCACTCCGCTGACCATCCCAGGTCAGTTCGCGGACTCCCTTCCGCTCCATGGAGGTTCCAATGGGCAGGAGGTCTGACGTCCAGCGGTCCCTGTACTCGCCATCGTTGAGGGTCACGAAGATGATAGAGGTGTTCATTTTGTCGTTCAGGTACTCTCCTCATTCCTCGGAGCGAACCGATCCGTTTTCAGCGCAAGTCGGCGGAATTCAGCTTTGCTGACCAAGCGAACAGCCAGAGTCCTGTGGCCTCGCACTTTGCACGTACCTTGTCCGTGAGCTTGCTCTTGTCGCGACTCCGCAGCGCATTGTTGAGCGTCATGAGGCGGTCCATCAGCTCGGGAACTCCGATCTTGAGTTCCTTCATCACTCGGTAGAACTCATCCGTCACCATATCCCGACTGAAGTGTGGGCGCTGAGGGCGAGAGGTGGACACTCGAAGCGACTTGTAATTCACGCAGAACGCATCCACTGCGGACCGAAGCTCATCCAACTGGATGCTCTGGTCCTCTGTGACATAGAGGTCGGGAACAGACACAGCCTTGTTCAGGCGGAAGAACTCCTGCTTGACCTCCTCGTCCGTGGCATCCCAGAGGATGTCCACGAGGACGTTGTGGAGTGCCGTGAGTCCCTTCATAGCTTCCCGTCGATGGTTGGACTCATAGCACACGAGCTTGGTTCCGACAGCCGCGAGGTGAAGGATCCCGTCCACACGCTCAGACGTCCGCATCCACTCCCGGATCTCTGCAACACGCTCCTCATCTGGAGGGCGATTGTAACGCCACCGCTCGATCGGGAGTTTCACGAAGATGTCAAAGGGAACCCAGTAGACGGTGTGTCGTCCCTGAACATCACAGGTTGCATTGTCCCGAAGGTAGTCCTGAAGATAGGCCATTGGAGAGGGAGGAGGAGGGGGTGCGACCAATTCCGTTTTCTTGACCGGTCGGATATAGTGCCGGTCATCGTCACAGTACTCCTCGTCCATTGGAAAAGGAGGTCGTGGGGCCGCTAAATGCCTAGCGACGGCCTCGGCGGCAGTACTTCTCGGTGGCTTCGTCCTCCAAGAAGGCTTCCTCTTCCTGACACACACGACAGCCTCCATCACAGTCGGGGTCTCCGCACAAGCGATAGGTGTCGTCCCAGAGCGGCGTGGTCTCTTCAATCAGAAGGTCGACATCGCTCTGACATCGAGCCATCTGCTCGCTCAGATCCTCTAGCTCCGTGCACAAGGATAGGACGTCTATTCGGAGACTGATCAGGTCTGTCAGGATCGTCTTGACCAGCGGAACGAACCTCGCGGTTTCGAACTGCATCACCAAGGGAAGGACGTCAACCGGGACATCGATCACGTCCTCCCTCACCCGCACGTCCACACACGCCATTGGAAAACGAGTTTCCATCTGTACAAGGGTCTGTTTTTAGACACGTCCGTTAAATCTCACCGTCGGGGTCATACATCCCCATGTCTTCGCAATAGGTGCATCCCGAGCAGGTCTCACACCCGCGGGTGTCTTCAAGGTCTTCGGCGAGGAGTTGTGTCAGCAGCTCCATCTCTGACATCACGTGCTCCCACTCGTTGTCCAGGGCTTCCTGGGCAGCGGGGAGAAGGTTGGGGACCATCTGTGCCTCGATGGCGTTGAGCTCCGTCTGGAGCTCGCTAATGCGTGCGAGTGTTGCTTGGGCGTTCATTGTGACTGGTGGGGTACCTCCCTCACTTCCTCGGAGGAAATCGATCCGTTTTTGTCACCGAGTTTAATACTTGGGGAGCATCGGCTTCGCGGCCTTCCAGACAAAGCCGGAGACGAGGGCGAAGAGGATGGCGTGGGTGAGGGCGGGGCCAGTGAAGGGGGTGGAGAGGTTGACGAGGACACCCGGGACGAACACGTAGAAGAGGAGCGCAGAGAACACAAGCTTGACCCACATTTTGTTTACTCGCTCGAAAATATCTGAAGGGTCCATCGTGGGGGGGACGAGACACATCGATCCTGGATGCAAAGGACAACGGCGATGAGCAGGAGACATCCCAGCCCAGCGACCGCACCGACAGAGCCCGGATCCATTGTCTTACGCCTGCATCAAGCACGGACCATCCGAACGCGTTCCGTCGGGGCACGACTTCATCGCGAACGTCTCCTTTGCCTCTTCATAGACAGGGGGCTCCGCGCGGACTCCGGCACCCGGCCATGCGGCAAAGGTCTCCTTGGAGAAGATCTTCTGCGCACCGCCGAGGGCATGCGGGAAGCACTTGTCCTGACCTGAGACACATCCAACGCCGGGGCAGTAGACCTGGGAGCCCGGGCACGTCTTCGCGCCGAGGACGGGGCTGATGAGGTAGTTCACGAGAAAGAAGACCGCAAAAAAGGCAACGGGCATCCACGCCCAGCGGGGAAGCTGAAAGGACTTCTTGGCCATTTACCTTCTTCTGCGAACTTCTTCTACTCAATCGGCGAGACAACTGGACGCTTGGCGCAGGCATTACATCCCGGAGGCGGCGGGGGCGTTGTCGGGCGCAGCCAATACAGCATGAACACGACGAGCGCGAGCAAGAGCATCCACATCCACATTTGTGTCTTCTCGAGACTTGGTGCGAACCCGTGCGAACGTTCCGTCGGGCGTCCGAACGACACTGTACGAATGCTTCGGGGTCAAGAGCGCGTCTTCCTGCGTTGCGTCAGGATTCGTCCGCAGCGAGGCCTCTGCCGCATCCCACTTCGATTCCGTAAGTTGTCGTTCAAGCGGGGGCGGGACGTTCAGAGTTAGAGCCATCGCGCGTGCTCTTTGTATGGGGATTCCCTTTTATGTTCGGTCCCTCATCCGTTCTCACCCCGCCATTGAACGGTCTCCCTCCGATCGTGTCGATGTCCTCGCGATCGACTTCAACTGCTTTCTGCATCGGTATCTGGACGCCGACAATCCCGTTGGAAGCATCGTGATCGCTCTCGACAGCTTCCTCCGGACGATGCAGGCGACGCAAATTTACATCGCCTTCGATGGGCTGGTTCCCTATGCCAAGATGGTCCAGCAACGGTACCGTCGCATGAAGCGCCCCGAGGCTCCCTCGTCCTTCGACAAGCACCAGATCTCGCCTGGGACTCCCTATATGCGCGAGCTCGCTGACACGATTCGGATCCTGTTCCCGCAGTGCATCGTCTCGGACACCCTTGAACCCGGCGAGGGCGAGCACAAGCTCTTCTTGTGGCTCCGGACCCTGGCAGACGAGGACCGGAAGTCGATCTGTATCTACGGACTGGATGCCGATCTTGTTCTCATCTCCATCGCCCAGAGTCACCTTGGGTCCATTGAAGTCTTGCGCGAACGCGAGAAGGAGCCTGGATTCACGTCCCTGAGCATCCCTGCGTTGATGCAGGTGCTTCCGCTGGATCCCGAGACCTATGTCAAGCTCTCCGTCATGTCCTTCGGCAATGACTTCATGCCCAATCTCGCGATGTTCTCGCTTCGTGAGGACGGGTACAAGCGAGCCCTCTTCTACGCGGACAAGCACACGGCCTGTCGGGATGAGATTCGGGTTCTGACGAAGCGTGCCTCTGAGTCTGTGCGCCGGGTTGTCTCTGTGGACGGACATGCCGTCGAGCAGCGGTTCGGCGTCCAGCTGATGGATGGTGTTGTGGACTGGGAGCCAGTCGTGCACGCCTTCTGGAAGACGTATGCGTGGACGCTTCATTACTTTACGACGTCACAGGTGCTGGATTGGTGCTGGGTCTATCCGTATCCCGAAGCTCCCCTGCTCGCGACGATTGACGCCTATGAGCAGGAGACCGAGTTTCTCTGGGAGCACCCAAGCCCTCCCTATACGATTGACGATCAACTTCGATTTATTCTTCCCGAGGTCAGTCTCCGTCGAGCGGGACTTGAGCCTCAGTTTCCCGATGAACTCTATGACGAAGCCACAGAGACGCGGATCCCGTGGATGCGGCGCTATGCCTGGGAAGCCGATCCGTGGGTCTCGATTCCACTGGCGCCCCTGACTAGAATAGGCGAATACGCCCCCCAACCATCCTGAACCCGGCCCGTGACGTATTGGTCATTCGAAGGGAGGGACGAGGGGTCTCGGGAACCTGTCCGCTAGGGGTGATCTCGACCCAGCTCCTCGGAATGACAACACCCTCGTCAACGAGCGAGACCTCGAACTTCGTGTCACGCGATGCGAAGTAATCGATCTCGATCTTTTTCATCTCGAGGACTTTCTTCAACGCCGCAATTCCTGTCGTATCCTGAATCGTCGACCAATAGCGCATGATGTGGTTGACGTAGGAGATGCGATAGCCCTGCGCCGTCTGTGTCTTCAGGTTTCCCCGAAGCACGTTCATGCACTCCTCCATCGTGGCATAGACGGGCTTGGACAACCTGGCATTCACGACGTTGTGCGCTCGGAAGGCAAAGGTGGCGAAGGCCTGGCGAGAGTCAAGAAACCCCGGGAACCTCGCTTCATACGCCCGTCGCATCGACCGGAAGTGGTCGCGACAATGCGGGCACGTGATCGTTTCCGTGAACAACCCGAGCCACGTCACGATCAGGTCCTTCTCCGATTGCGAGGGTCGCTCGGGATACATTGTTGAAACGGAATGAAGGGTCATCCACCCAAGGGGACCCCAGACAGCCGTCATTACTTCACTTGGAGACAATCATCCCGGCCTCCAATCCGCCTTCCAGAATTTCTTTGGCGATGTGGGGCGGAGTCTTGTCCGACACATGAAGGCCTGACCTGCGAAGGGTCTTGCGGATCTCGGCGTCGCCCATGGCCTTGACCTTCTTGTGAATCGTCTCCCGACGGCGTTTGGCGCCACTCTCCGTCAGGATGCGCAGGGTTGATTTCCGGCCAGGCGCCATCGGGGGAGGCTTCGCGGGATCTGAGACGGCCTTGATGCCGGCGACAGACTTCCCACCCCGCTTGAGCACCCCACGCGGAAACGTGCGCATGGTCTTCTTGAGGACTTTCGGAATCGTCTTTCGCGTTGCAGCGACTTGGGGAGGTGGCGCGGGTCCCCCACCCGTCTTGACGATTTTGTACTCAGGCATCGCTCTTGTTTGAAAACGGACAAACAAGTTTACGGAGGATGTCCAGCACACAGATACCATGACCGATCCATGCTGGGATGCCGTCAAGTCGTACTTCGCAAATGGCGTTCGTCGCCTCGTTGATCACCAGGTCGATTCGTATGAGGACTTCATCCGCAACAAGCTTCCCCTCATCGTCCAGTCGACGCCGCCCATCAAGGTCTGGCACGAGCAGCACCCGGTCCACAAGAAGTACAAGTACGAGTTCACGCTGACCTTCGAGAACATCTCCTACATGAAGCCCCGCATCA